TGGTTCAGACTGGAAAGTTTATGTATCTCAGTCTACTGGTGCAAAAGACCCATTATCATATTCAGATAAAGTAAAACACCTACGTAAGATGTTTCCCAAGTATGGTCGTAACATTATGGTGGACAAGGGTGTAAGAAACGTATTTGATATCGCTACTAAGTTATATGACCAAGGATATAAAAGAGTCACTATGGTGGTTGGTCAAGACCGCATACGTGAGTTTGAAGTCCTATTAGAAAAATATAACGGTAAGAAAGCACGTCACGGATTCTATAACTTTGAGTCTATTAAAGTTATTTCTGCTGGTCGTAGAGACCCAGACGCAGAAGGTGTGGAAGGTATGTCCGCATCTAAACAACGTGCAAACGCAAAAGCAAACGACTATCAAGCATTTACTCTGGGTGTTCCTAAGTCTATGTCAGACCGTGACACTCGTAAATTATTCAATGATGTAAGAACAGGTTTAGGTCTCAAGGAAGAGACTTCTTTTAAACGTCATATTGAATTACCAAAAGTTTCAGATATCAGAGAGAAGTTTGTTAAAGGTGAATTATTTGAACTTGGTGATACTGTTGTTATCAAAGAAAGCGATGAAGTAGGTATTGTATCTGTATTAGGTTCTAACTATGTTATCGTAGAATGTGGTGACCGCAAAGTTCGTAAGTGGTTAGACGCAGTAGAACTTGTAGAGAAGAAAGCAGTTCAAGACCCTGACATCAAAGATAAAGAAGGTACTCAACCTAAGAAGTATTATGCAGGTCTAAAGAAAACTACTAAGAGTAAGAGAGACGCACACTTTAAGAAACACGGTAAGAAGGCAGATGATGACCAATCTGCATATAAACCTGCCCCAGGCGATGCAACTGCAAAGACAAAACCGTCCAAGTATACTAAGTCATTCAAAGATATGTATGGTGAAGACAAGGGTGCAGGAGAAGAAGGTACTACTAAACTCCTGAAGAAGTATAAGAAAGATACTCCGATGGAACAAGAAGACGCAGTACAAGTTGCAAAAGATAGAATTAAAAGAGAGAAAGAACAAGACAAAGAGAAACACGATACTATGCTTGACCGTGCTAGACTCGCACGTGCAAGAGCAAAAAATAGGAAGACGAGACCAAATGATTAAGTTATACGAAGCAGACGAAGCACTAAAAAAGAAAGCAGACAAGTCTGGTATTTCTTATGGTACTCTCAAAAAAGTTTACAACCGTGGCGTTGCCGCTTGGAAGACTGGTCATAGGCCAGGCACTACTCCTCAACAATGGGGATATGCAAGGGTAAATGCCTTTATAGTTAAAAAGAAGAAAGGTGGTCTGAACCACGACAAGGATTTAGCATAATGATATCGTTCCAACAACTAATAGAAAAAACTCTCACTCCTGCGGAGAAAAAGAAACGTGAGGAGATTGCGAAAGCAATGGAGAAAGACAATCCAGATATGCCTATGGGTAAGAAAATGGCAATCGCTACTGCAACTGCAAAACGTGTTGCCGAGAGTGACTTTGAACCTCATATGATGTATGACCCAAAGACTGGTAAAGGTTATAAAGCAAATAAACCTGAAGACCACGTGCGTATGAAGAAGATGGGTTATACTCACGAGAAACCTGAACTCAAAGAAAACTACAGAACTTCTGTTGTAGAACTTGATGAATCTGCTGCTCTGCTAACATTTTTGATTGTTAATGGGGTTCTTACAACAGCATTGGTAGGTAGTATTGGAGCTGCCATGATTGCAGATATGAATGGGATAGACCTTGATGATAAATTAGAAAAAGGTTGGGAGAAATTAAAAAGTAAGTTCAAAAGAAATAAAAAATACAAACCTTCTAAAGCCGAACAAGAAACTATTAAAAAAATTGGTCAAGAAGTAAAAAAGAAAGACCCTAAATCATATAATAAAGCAATCCAACAAGTAGATAAAATAAAAACAAATGAATCACTAGCTAAAAACTTTTTTAAACTTAAAAACTTTTTTGCAGAAAATATGATGGAAGAAACTAACATAAACGAAAACTACAGAACTCTTGCACGTAAAGGTATGGGTACAGAAACTAAAGGTCAAGTAAAAGTCGGTCAAGAAATGGACTTCTACGAAACTGAACGTGGTGATAAGGTATTTGGAAAAGTCATTAAGGTAAGTTCAACTGGATATATTGTTCAAGCTATGGAACGTGGCAATAACAAGAAATATTCTTTTAGATATCATGACCGTGCAAAAGCGAAGAAACTTTTATCTATGAATGAAGACGGACAATACGTATCACCTTCTAAAATGACTGACAAACAAAAGGCAGATTTAAAAGCAAAACAACAAGCAGAACGTGAACGCAGAATGCGTCAAATGAAGATGGGTCAAAAGGATAGTGAAGAAGAACGTGCTAGAAAGCAACGTGAGAGAGAAAGACGACTCAAACAGTACGCAGGAAAAAGAGAATCCGTTAACGAAACTGTAAATTATCACACAAAAATATCTAATATTAACATTGCAAATGCAATGAAAAATAATAGAATGTTAAAGAAATATGTAAATGTAGTGCCAGGCAGTGGAACATCGGACACATATGAGATTGCAAGTTTATTATCAAAGAAAATGAAGAAATTCGGTTTTGATAAAAAAGAAGTAAAAGCAATCGAAGATGTTATGCAAACTGCATTCGCTACTAATGAAGCATTTAAACCTACTATGATTAAAGACTATCCACGAATTGTAGATTTCTATATTCAATTTAGAGGTGGTAAAGGTGATAGGATTACTTCACCTGACAACAAAAAAGATTATGAAAAAGCATTGAAACTAACTCAAGCTTTTATGAGAAAAAATAAAATCCAATCTAAATTAGAAACAGGAACACCTGAACAAGGTTCAAGTGCTTACAAAATCAGTTTAATTCTTAACAGTAAAAAACCAGAGTTTAGAGTTGATTTAAGACCTTTGGTTAATCAAATTGCAAAACTTAAAACTGCTGAAGACCACGGTGGTGGATATGATAAACCACTAAAAGAAGGTAACTTACAAGAACTTTCACTAGACCATAATATGTTACAGAGACAGTTCCCTAATGTATGGGCAACAAAAGATGCAAAATTATACAGAGTCTTATCTCACCTTATCAGACAAGATGGATATAATGACCCTAAAAAAGCATATGACAAAGATAAGAAAAAGTTTGTTGATACTTTAAGAGATATTGCAAAGAATCCTAAAAAATATGAAAAATCATTTGGTCGTGGATTTTCACAATACATAGACAACCCTAAGAAAGGACAAGCATTCTCAGAAGGTAAATCATTCAGTGAAATTATGGAAGTGTCTCAACAAGCCCAAATTAGAAAAGCAATAGACATTGCTACTTCAATGGGTGGTAATATGACAGGTGCTGTAAAGAGAATTGAAGCAATCAAAAAAGGTTTATCCAAAAATAAGAATGTTGCAAATGCATTAAGATTAGCAAACGAAGAAATGGTTGTTGAAGTCACTGATGTAGAAATCAATCTAATGAAGCAGTTATCTAAAGACGCAGTAAAACTTAAAAAGAATTATTCGTTAATTGTAAAAGCAGGTGACAAAGAACTTAAAAATAGAAAGTATAATAAAGAATGGAAAGCAATCTTAGATATGCAACAAGCAGTATTGTCATTGATTGGTAAACTTCAAACACAAAAGATTATAGACGATGGTAAAACTAGAAAAGAATCTCTTGAAGAGAAACTAAGTAAAACAGACCTTAAGTTTATGAGTATGATGTATGACAAGAAAGGCAAACTTACAGACGTAGGTAAGGCAGTCATGAACTATAAGCCAGGCGATAACATTAGAAAGATTGTTCAGAATTTGAATAATAAAAAAGAAGCAGTCTCTCCTGCTCAACAAGCTGCAATTGCAATCTCTAAAAAAGAGAAAGGTGAGAAACCTATAAAGGAATCTCGTGCAAGACGTGACGCAATGCGTGGTATGAGGGCTGACCCTGACTTTCAACCTAAAGATTTTAAAGACATTCGTGCAACAGACGCTGACCGTAAAGCTGCATCTAAAAATGTATTAATGCAAATACGTAAAGCAACTGACTTACCTAAAGGTGGTGAGATTGAGTTCCCTTCTGGTAAAAAAGGTAAGATATCTCAAGCAGACGCAAAGAAAGTTGATAAAATGTTTAATGTATTAAAGAAACCTCAAGATAAAGCAAAGTTTCAAAAGGTAATTTCAAAAGATTTGAATTCTATCAAAGGTTTGTTGAAGAGATTAGGCAGATAAAATGGCACAGTTTAGTACCACCACAGGCGAGTTACTAAAAAATAACGATACACTTTACGAAGTTGTTATGACATCTGGACAGGCAGGCCCTTCCACATATGTTCCTAATGGTAATTTGAATACCTCGTCTGATGCATTTGGTAGAACCAGAATTTCGCAACCGCTAACACTGTTTGATAGTTCACATAGATATGCTGATAACAATTTGTGGGCAGAGGATACTACTGGAACTGCAAGTAGCACATTTAACTTAAATGCTGGTTTGGTTGAACTTGATGTTGGCAGTGCAAGTGGTGATGAGCTCATTCGTGAAACAACAAAGGTTTTCTCATATCAGCCAGGCAAGTCATTGTTGATTATGAATACATTTGTTTTCGCTGAACCTAAAACAAACCTAAGACAGCGTGTGGGGTATTTTGGCGCAGACAATGGTATTTACTTAGAACAAGATGGAACTACTGTTAATTTTGTTGAGAGAAGTCTTGTAACTGGTTCTGTAACCGAAAGTAAAATTCAACAATCTGATTGGAATGTTGATAAACTAGATGGAACTGGACGTTCTGGAATAACATTAGACCTAACCAAAGCACAAATCCTTTGGATGGATTTGGAGTGGTTGGGACTTGGTAGTGTAAGAGTAGGATTTATTATCAATGGACAGTTTGTTTGTTGTCATGTCTTCCATCACGCAAATTTGACAGACTCAACCTATATCACAACCGCATCTCTTCCTCTAAGACAAGAGATTACGAATACTGGATTAACCTCTGGTGCAAGTCAAGCAAAACAAGTTTGTGCTACTGTTATATCTGAGGGTGGTTATGAACTGAGAGGTAGACAACACGCAATTGGAACTCCGATTACATCCGCCTATTCTTTGACAACGGCTGGAACATATTATCCTATCGTTTCAATAAGATTAAAGTCTGCAAGACTAGATGCAATTGTTATTAATACTGCACTGTCTATGTTGGGTGTTGGTAATGGTGTGAACTTCTCTTGGAGAGTTATTGCAGGAGGAGTTGTTACTACTGCATCTTGGACAAGTGCTGGAGCAGATTCATCTGTTGAATATACAATATCTGGAACGGCACATGATGGTGGCGGTAGAGTTCTTGCACAAGGATACTTGAACTCATCCAATCAAGGTTCGCCAACAATTGATATTCTAAAGGAAGCCCTGTTTAAGTTTCAGTTGGAAAGGGATACATTTACATCAACTGCCGAACCACTAACATTCTTGGTGGCGGCTGCAACAGATTCCGAAGATATATTTGCATCAATGGATTGGGAAGAGATTACAAGATAATGATTAAGTTTAGGACATATCAAGACACCTATGAGGAACTCTACGAGAGAACGTTATTGATTACTACTGATGACGCTGCTCTCAACGGTGTCTTAGCTGACCTCAAGAAGAAGATGTACAATGATATTAGACACAATAAATTAAACTTTATCAATCAGATTGCTAAACATGTTAAACAGAGACTAAACAAAGATAAGCAAGCAAAAGGTAAAGTTGCGGTAGAAAACATATGAAAACATTTAAAGAAATCAACGAAAGAATTAAAGTCGCTAAAAAAACTAAATTCACTGGTAAAACTTTTAATCAGAGAAAAGAAGTGACTAACGTGAAAAAAATAATCACGACTGTTAATAAACTTGCAAACGATATGAATGGTTGGCAATATACTGGTTCAGTCTTAGGGCCTCATAAAATATATGATGCACTAACGAAAGTAGAAAACGAGTGTTACGACCATATCATTGATATCGAAGACGGTAAGTATGACGGTGAAATAGAAGTAGAATAATGAAATCATTTAACCAACATTGCGATTGCGGAACAGAATCTTCACTAGTAGAGAATAATGTATATCGTGTCGGTTCAGAAATGTATTTTGCATACTGGAGAGACCTAAGAGAACAATACTACAAAGGTGAGATTGATATTGACCCAAGTGAGGTTGATATAATGGAATCTGACCTTGGTGAGTTTGCAACTTTCCGTGGAGAAAATGTTGCATTGGATTGTATCTTTGAAGAAGAAGAGAAGAAACCTCTGGGTAAACCAATGCGTGGTGGGCCGAAGAAATACTATGTGTATGTCAAAGACCCATCTACAGGAAATATTAAGAAGGTATCGTGGGGTGATACAACTGGACTTAAAGTTAAGTTGAACGACCCTGCTGCTCGTAAGTCATTCGCTGCTCGTCATAAGTGCGACCAACAGAATGATAAAACAAAGGCGGCATACTGGGCGTGTAGATTGCCTCGTTATGCAAAACAATTAGGACTATCTGGTGGAGGGTCATTTTTTTGGTAAAACCTTATACTGAACTTAAACTTCGTAATGGTAAAATAAGGGTTTTTAGAGAGGACGTAAAAGAAGAAGATTTAATCTGGCATAGAGACCTCAAAGATAGAACTCTTGTAGTACTAGAAGGATACGGTTGGCAGTTACAGATAGATAACGAAATACCTATGGACTTATTAGAAGGACATAGTTATAATATTGTAAAGAATGAATATCACCGAATAATAAAAGGTGAAGGTGAATTGGTTATTAGAATATATGAAGATAATTAATGTATTATATCGTGGTGGAGCAGGTGGTGAATTCTTTGGTGGACTTTTAGTAAAGCACCCAGAGATTGCAACCAAAGAACTCAAACACGACCCAGAAAAGGAACGATGGCATTTAGAACGAGATGATTTAATCTCAAGTCATTTTGAAATGAATGCTAAGACTCCAAACTGGGATAAGAACTTATGGAATCTAAGGTTAGACCACGGATATGGTTTTCCTAGACAACCAGAGTTCTGGATTGATTATCTTTGGAATGATTGGAAAGAAACTAGGACGGTTATATTTAAATCAAGGACTGAAGCAAGTCTTGAATATACCCAGAAACTAGCACAATTAAAGTTAGGACTTAAACCTGACGATGAAGATTCTAATATTATGAAAGGATTAATAGAGAGTAATCTCTTTAATGTTGAACAGTTTTGGGATAGACCGTGGGAATCAGACGCATATTATTTTAATATGTTTATGGAAATGATACCTGAAGACCACGATTGTTTTATTGTAGACCCTTGTGAGTTGTTACATAGTAACAGAGTTATATCAAGGGATACTTTAGAGGAGGTCATTGATTACATAGGTATAGATAATAGTCTATGTGATGAATGGGAAGAAACAATAGAAAGTTATAGAGTTAAGAATAAAACTCTTATAAATAACACTATAATCTAATTAAATGGGAAACCTGAGATGGCAAGAGAAACTCAAGCGGATAGATTAAACCGCATTGAAGAGAAAATAGATAAACTATCGGAAGCAATGATTGCTCTTGCTCGTGCAGAAGAGAAACTTGTTGCGATTGAGAAAAATAATCATAACAACTTTGACCGTATGAATAGATTTTCACAAAAATTAGACGATATTGAAAAGAAGGTTGATGACAATGCAAGAACTGTCTCAATCATAAATAAAGTAGTTTACGTAATTTCTGTTGCCATAATAGGTGCAATTGTAAATTACTTCTGGATGTAACGGAGAACATTAATGAAAACATCTGATATAAAAAGACTAGGTGAAGCTTGGTTAAAGGTTACATCTGGTGAATCCCTTGAAGAGGCTAAGAAACTTGACCCTGTTAACGACAAGGAAAACGACAAAAAATTCAAAGACCGTAAGGACAAAGACATTGACAATGATGGCGATGTAGATAGTTCTGACGAGTATCTCCACAAGAGACGCAAAGCAACTGACGATGCGATTGACGGTGGTAAGAAACCAGCTAAGAACGAAAAGTTAAAGAAAGAAAACGAAGACGAAGAAGAGTCTGACGAACCTAAGAAAAAGAAACCTTTCCCACCTAAGAAGGATGGTGAAGAAAAGGATTCTGAAGAAGGTGAAGAGTCTGAAGAAGAAGACGAAGAAGAAAAAGAAGAAATGCCTAAAGTTGCTGGTAAGAAAGATGACAAAAAGAAAGTCACATCTACAGCTAAGACTCCAGAAATTTCTAAGATTGGTGAAGACTTAGATTTAGTTGACGCAATCAAAGACCTACATCAAATGTGGGAATCTGCTGCTAAACAACAGAAGTCTAATGCAACTAAACCTGAAGAGATTGATTCTAAAGATTCTCCAAAAGCAAAAGAATTTACTTCTGCACATAAGAAGTCTGAAAAGAAATATGAAGACGAAGAAGAGAAAGGACATGATGTAACTTTCAAGGCACAAGGTGGAACTAAACCTAAGTCTGGTAAACGTCCTCAAGACAATCCAAAAGGTGATACTAATATCGTTAAGTCAACTGAAGCACCTGCTAAAAACATTAAAGAAGGTGCAGTAGTAGTTGACGCAAATGCTCAAGAAGGTTCTGTATCTTTAGTTGATATGGCAAGAGAACAACTTGCAGGTAATATCAAACACGATAAAGAAAAAGAAAAGAATCCTTTTGACGCAAGAACTAAGAAAGCAAAAGAATTTCTTGAAAGAATGTCAAGAAGAAGGTAAGAATTATGGCACTTAGACTATTAGGAGCACAATCCGCATTAGGAGTTGGAACTGGAAACGGTTCTAACTTCGCCAATGCATCCGCAGTACGTGTAGTAAACCCTAGTGCATCAAACTATGTTGTTTCAGTAGAAACTTCTGGTAATGTTCTGATTGGTTCGTTTACACTTTGTGCTGGCGAATCTGAGATTATCTACAAAAGTACTACAGACGAAATATTTGCTGCTAATGCCGCTGTCTTAGGTGCTTCTGTAGGATTCAGTCACTAAGGAGATATTATGACTATAAAAGCCCCCAACTGGTGTGAAAACGCAGTCCCAACATTAAATGGATGGGAAGACCCTGATACTGGAGAACTATACGTCTCTGGTGGATTCACCCAAGAACAGATTGATGAGTTTCACGGTGTTAAACCTAAGAAAATTCTAAAAGAAGTTCCAAAACCTAAAAATAACTTTAAGAAGACTGCTCAAGTTTTAACTGAAGCGCCTATTGGTAACAAGTCTCTAGAAGAGATGACCAAAGTAGAGTTAGAAGCATTAGGTCGCCAACACGGTATTGAACTAGACCGTAGAAAGCATAAACAAACATTGATTGAAGAAGTTAGTCAAGTCATTGACAATTAATTAAAGGGGACACATCGTCCCCTTATACATAACTATATGATGAAACTGACAAAAGACAATATTGTTTTATATGCTGCCCAGAACTATCACAATCCTAAATGTATTGATAGTGACGAGTTCTTTGAAGACTTAAAAAGATTTAAATATATCAAACGATTACTCAATCGTTATAGAGACAATGACGTATTGTCAGAACGTCTCATTCTCAATCACCTTATAGTTATATTCAATGTATTTGGTTATGAGGCAGGATTAAATATCCTAGAACTCAAGATTGAACTAGAACATTGGGGTGTACTCAAACCCTTTCTAATTTTTCTCAAAGCAATAAAGAACACTGAATATACCAATATTGACATGGATAAAACAGTAGTAGAAGCTTTGAGAGAAATATGATAACCCCTGACGAATCACGTTGTGGAGACTGCACCGTATGTTGTGAGATTATGGGATATACTGGTGATTGGAAGTTTGCAGACCGATACAACGAAGCAGAAAAGTATGGTGTAGATTATGGTGCGTGGAATACCTGTAATAAACTCTGCGATACTGGGTGTTCTATTCACGAAGACAAACCACGCATATGTCAAGAGTTTTGGTGTTCTTATATTGAACACGACTTAGAAGACCACTATAGACCAAAAGACTTTGGATTTGTTGCTCATAAAGATAAAGGTCAACTTGGTATTCTATCAATGGACAAGACATTACCACCAGAGATTCAATATCATAACAACAAACAAAAACTAGACACATTGGTTGAAGAGATATTAGTGAGTGAAGGTAAAGAAATGTCTGTATGGTTATATACTAAACAAGGTGAATTAAAAATACGATGAAGTTCTTTATCTGCGATGACGGTAATAAGTTTACCAAAAAGACTCTTTGTGATACCTATGGTAAATGGGTATTTTTTCACGATGACAAAGTGTCTGTCTATAAAGGAAAAGACTTCATTGTCCTTTACTCTGGATATTTGATTGAGGGTGATATAGAAGAGGTCGCTTCAGACTTTAGTTTTCACGAAGCAAACGGAAATTTCTTTGCAGTCAAACTGACCAAGACCGATTATGAAATATCAATAGATTATTTTCAAAATCATAAAATATTTACTGCGGACAAATATGGAATTGAGATTACTAATTATTTACCATATATGACAATCAAAGAAGAAGATATTGTCCGAAAAGAAATCCAATATGATTACAATCAACGTGAGTTAACACCGAGAGAAGGTTTAACTTTTTTTGGTCATATTCAATCGTTTCTTCCTGTATATAATTATCTGCAAGATTGTAAAGATGCATTCCGACAAGAGGTTTGGAATCCAGACGAACTTACTGATTATATTCACGAGTGTATGACTCAACACTCACAATTAATAAAAGATAATTATAAGAATCGTTTTATATCTTTGAGTGAAGGAATAGATTCTGCGGTTCAGTCTCAATATTTTAAAGACGACCCACAATATGTTTATACCGTATCTCCGTGTGATGCAGGTAAAGAAGGACTTGAGTATAAACAAATTGCAGCCAAAAACTTTCCAAACTCAATTCTCTGGACATATGAGTGTAAAAAGGATAAAGAATATAC